TCTCTCTGTTTTCTTTTTTCAAGAAGTTCTTTAACACGATCAGATTTCTTCTGCTCTTGTTGTTCTTCAAATCCTAAGAACGTTACAGAAGCCTCTGTGTCGATTTCGAGAAGTTCATTGTTGAATTTACAGTTTTCAAAGACAACACCATCTTTACCGATACGTGACTTGGTGATCGCAATTGTAGCCAAATTGAGTTCTTTTTGTTGTAGAGTTTTTGCTACAGAAATGATTACGTGTCCTACTTGTGCTTTTTTGATTGATCCACCCATTTGGTCAGTAGTAACAACTTCTGATGAAATTGAACTTCTATTACCTTGGGTTGCGGTCCATCCAACCAAACCGAGTTCGTGACACATGGCTTCGAAGTGTCTCATGACTGACCCTTCACTTTTCCATTCATCACCTAAAGCCCTTTCTGGCATTACGCAATCAATGTAATCTAACACAACTAAATCAATCTTGTTACCATCAGCTATCATTTTTCGTAACTGGTTTTTGATTTGAAGCATTGTGAGTGAATCAGATGGTAGTTTTTTCAGAATCAATTTGTTAGGCATTGAGTTCTGAATCTCATGTATTTTTTCGAATACTTTATCTTTGTGAAAGACTAAATTATCGGGTTCGATACCAGTCCATATGGTAAAATGTTTTCTTTGTATAATTTTCGGATTGTCTTCAAAAAATATTTGAAGTACATTGAACCCCATGTTGAAGGCTGTATTTGCTATTTTGGTAAGGACCGTCGTCTTACCAACTCCTGTTGGTGCCAATATAACCCCGATTTCACCTTTAGCTAGTCCTCCTTTTAGGAGGTTATCAATACCCTTAATTCCTATCGGGATTGGAGATCTGAAATCTTCATCCAAGACCACATCCAAATTTTCGAAGACATCACCAGTACCGAGATCTCTCTCACCTACTTGTATTGCATCTCTTACTAGTTCTTCAACTTTGTCGTAAGATTCGAAATCACCTTCGTCGATGATTTTTTGTGCTTGTTTCATTGCCTTCTGTAATTCTTGTTGTTTACAGAATTTCAACGCCTTTTCTTGTACGAACACACTTCCATCGAATGGGGCCTCCTTAACTTGTCTAATGGTATCTAAGATAATCTTGAGAACCATCTCTGTGGATATCTCAGATTTAGCTATCTGTTCTAGAGTTTCAAATGTTGGGGTAGATTGGTACTTTGTGAAATACTCTTTCATCATTGCAACAATCATCTTGAAGTATTTGTTGTCGAAGTAAGTTGTTTCCAACACATCCATGATGGTGTGTGAAAAATCTTTGTCTACGATAATTTGATTGATTAATTGAATCTGAAAGGTATTACCTAAGTAGTCGAAATTTTTTTGCATATGTCTTGTTCTCTCACCCCTTGAATTTATAAATACTTCTTATGCCAACTCAATTCCACAGTATTCGTGATTTAATTCTGTTTTTGAAAAAATGTCAGTCAATGACGAAAGGATCTCTTTCAAATATGGTCTTACATCCACTGTATAACGAACTTTTGGTGGATATAATTTCGCATCAAAAACTCTATGACAAATTGTCTCATCTCCGACCTTCACGTAAAGGTGAAAATTTTCAGGTCCATCTGTGAAAGATGTTTCCATAATCTTTGGATCGTGCATGATGGCTTCTTTGTTGTCCAACATGTAAACTACAGTCTTCATTTTCAGATAATGATGAAGAGTTTCTTTTACCTCATACATGTATTCGTATAAGTCTGTAGCAACTCTAGCCTTTGGGTTGTACCCTCTGACGTTGAAAAATCTCTGTACAACAATGTTGTCGTTCAGTGTTAGGAGGAACTCCATCTTTACTTGATCTTGGTCTCTCATGTTTTTTAATTTTTGAATTTTCTTTTTTCTTTTCTTATTAACTTCATGAATGGTTTTAGGAAGTCTACCCACGCTTCATTGTTTTTTGGTAGGTACTTGAACAGTCCGTCTTCCATCATGTACTTCATTAGATTTTTATATCCTCTATCGGTAGGATCTAATTCTTCGGTATGAATTGATTCAACAAGTTGTTTGCCTTCATCCGTTATAAGTGGATTTCCTAAGTCCACTATTAATTTGTTTATTTGGTAGTATTGTTCTCCAAGTATACCCCTTTTTGTCCTTCCTGTCAAAATATTATCAATAACTTTTATAGGTTTTTGTTGTGGGATATTTCGTGCATTATCGAGTATTTCTTCAATTGTGCATGATTTAACCAGCAAAAATGGGAAGTATTTTGACAAACTTTTTTCACCCAAAGATTGGATACCCTCAATGTTATCAGACTTATCTCCCATCAGTATTTTACAAACCAATACATTTTCATGCGGAACCTCAATATCTTTAAATTTTATTTTTTCTCCGAATTTATGTATCTGTTTTGTAACAGGGGAATAAATTGAAACTCTTGAACTTATTAATTGTGTAAGATCTTTGTCGGCTGAGAATATTGTAATAGTTTCTTTATTTGCGACAGAACAGTAATAGGCTATAAGGTCGTCCGCTTCATTATCTTTCATCTCGACCTGTCGGACAAACACCTCCTCCAAATACTGTTTCACCCTACTCTTCTGTGTAAGATAGGATTCGTATTTGTACTCGTTCATGTTTACTCTACGATTCGCCTTATATTCGGGGTATATTTTTTTTCTTACAGAAGAGTTCGAGTCACCGTCCCAAAAGACAACAACTTTATCGTACTCCTGCTCCTCTAAAAATCTACGTAATGTATTAATGAAGTGATATACTCCCCCGATGTGATTACCGTCGTAAAAGAGTTCTTTGACCCCGTGGAATCCAATTTTGAATAGGTTGTCCCCATCCACCAACAATGTCTTAGTCACATAATCTATTTAAGGGTGATCAATCTTCTTTTTCTTCTGTCAAATCAAAGTCGCCGTCAGCTCCGATGATTTCTTTCCAATAGTCTGCATATTCTTTTTTGTATGCTTCTATGGATGCTTTTTCTTCAGTTGTATCTTTACCTGCTAAGAAACCGTGAGGTGTAACAATAATTCTTCCATCGTCGTACCCTAATCCATTGATGTGGTTTTTCATAACAGATACTTTGCTCCTGACAGCAAACTTAACAGTTCTCTTATCTTTGGTTGCAGTGATCTTTGTTGTACCAGCACCTTTCTGATTACCGAAAAGAAATACTAAAGAGGAATTCAACCAAACCGATTCACCACCTTTAGCCTTAATCTTCGGTTGTCCGAACGGATTGTCAGGAAGTTCAACCCATGGTTGGTTAATGATAATAAGTGTATTTTCGTATTCATTATCTGATTTCCTTGATCCTGAGATTCTTTGATTGATCCCCATACCAATCTTATCTGATAAAACTGATGCGTTGTGTTGTTTACCCCCTTTACCTTCGTAAGTCATTTTGCAAGGTACAGATCCGACCGAATCCCAAATGAAACATAAACTATAGTTCAATTCACCTTTTTCTTGAGCATCCAAGAGTTGATTGATATAATCAGTAATTTGTTCAATATAACTAAAGTTATTGTTGAATAAGAAAAAACCATCCCAATCCATTTCTCCTGTTTCAGTATCAACCACTTCTTCACATTGGAATCCCATAAATTTAGCGTGGTCAAAACTCCATTTCTGCTCTGTAATTATGAATACAGGGAGAATCTCTTTTTTCTGAGCGTCGACCGCCGCCTTGATTGCTGCAGTAGTTTTTCCAGTGTCAGAGTGCCCCAAGAACATGTTTATATGTCCAACTGCAGGACCAGGAAGTCCAACTGCATCTAAAAAGTCTGAACCAAGATCCAAAAATCTTTGTGGTTTATATTTTGCTGAAGTAGAGAACTTCTTTTTTAAATTACCGAAATCGTTTTTCTTGATTGCCATATTATCGTATTAAAAATATGTTCCCGACACGAATGTCGGGAACATGGTATAAATTAGAATGGTAAGTCACCATCAACATCTGCATCTGCTTGTGGGTCTACGTAAGTGGTAGATTTGTTACCACCTAACGAAGTTGTGCCTTCTTCATCATTACCATAGACATAGCCACCTTTTTCTGAATCCCAACGTGGAACTTCACCACGTGCAATCGCTTCAAGATACTCAACAGGCTTTTTAGAATATACATCTTGCCAAGTCAAGTCATCAGAAATCCACTGATTCATCACATCCTTATCTGTATGAACAGGACATGGATCATCGTACATGATTGTAGAAACGGTGGTGTATTCTTTACCTTTTGGAGTTTTAGATTTTGTTAACTCGATGATCAAATCACGACCTTTCTCAGGATCAGTGATATCACCTTTATTTCTCCAAATAGGGATTATCTTATCTAAGATACCTTCGTTCTTGTAGTTGTGTTTGAAACGCCAGAACTTTGGTCCTTCTTCTTCTTTGTCACGGTCAATAACTTTTACAATATAGAACTTACGTGACTTATATTGTTTAGCCAATTCTTTGTCTGAATCTTTACCTGTTGAGATAAGTTCCTCATAAACCTCATTGAGAGGTGAACGTTCGTTATCGTTCTTTCCTGGATCGTTGAACTTCTGCCATTTACCACCTACTTGGATTTCGTGATACCAAGCTTCTTTGAATGGTGATGATCCATCAGGAGTAGGTAAAATCCTGATTTTTCTTGATCCTGAACTTTCTTTGTCTTCAAGGATAAGAGCGAAATATTTTTTCATTCTTTCTTCTTGTGACATTTTAGATTGGGCCCCGCCCGATGATTGTTTGTTTTTTTCGTACTGTGCCAATACGGCGTCTAATGCACTCATGATTACTCTTTTTTAAATTGTTAATTAATGTATTTCAAATATAGTTGAACATAGTCCATCTGTCAAATAAAAAAGGGATTAGTTTCCTAATCCCTTTTTTGATATGTGTATTCTCTTAGTAACCGAAATCCTTTACGTTATCTGGTTTTGGTTGGAAGGTATCCTTAATTTCTGAAGGATTTATGTCTGTAACATCATCCGGTGTTAATACATAATCTCTCTTCCCTGTTTTTTCCATTTCTTCTTCTTTTTCATCGAAGAATTGTGAAAGTTTCTGATTAAAAGGATACGAATCATAACTCCTAAGTTCAAGCCTTTCTTCAGGAGTTTTTGTTCTGTATTTTTCAATTTTATTTTCAATTGAATTTAGTCTAGCCATAATGCTATCCATTTCTGATAATTTTTGTTCCAATGTACCCAATTGTTTGAATAGATTGTCAAAATAATCATCTTGCTTAGTCTCGATCTTCTTCTGTGAATCAACCAACTCTGTGATATCTAATTCTTCTGTACTTGAATCAGTCCCTTCTTGACTCTTACCTTGCATATCCACTTTTTCAACATCAGGATCAGTTTCAACATCAATCTTTTCAGGTGTTGCTGTCGCTACTGCTGGTGCCGGTGCCGCTTCAGGTGCCGGTAATGCCGCAGGATCTGCAGGAACTGGTGGGGCAACTGCCGCATCTTGTTCCATTATGTACTTATTTACTTTATTGTACTTTTCAATCTCAGCTAATATTTTCTTATCTAAGCTCATTTTTTACCCATTTAATAGTTGTTTGACACCGTGTGGTGTTTCAACTCTAACTTTTTTATTTATCGTCATGGTATTATCAACCCTTTCGATAAGTCCGTCTTTCATACGGATTGTGTAACAATCACCAGTATCCAAGTCACAAACCTGCTTGGTACCATCACCATTATCCATTTCAGAATATCTGGTTGATTTCCCTAAGTAATTGTCTAAGGCTAATTTAATATTCATACTTTTTCTTTATAAATATACTGCAAATATGATTATGTACATTTTTTACCGTAGATAATTATTTCACGACCCCCTGTGCCGTCAGGATAACATTCTTCACAAGGATCTTCCTGTATGGCTTTATAGTCTGATTCACTTATCAAATCATAAATCCTATAACTTTGGCCAGGACATTCATAAGGTAACACTACCTCAACCGTACCGAATTGATATTCAGGGTATTCTTTGATTTTGAAAATTATACCTATTTTTCTTGAATCGTTTGATGCTTCTCCTGCTGCGGTATCCAACTCCCTCGTATAAGATGATGGCGTAATGAATTCAAAACTATTAATATTATCTATACCTTTACGAAGTACACTCGATCCTATTTTCACTTGAGTACCTTGGCCATTCAATACAATCAAGAATATGTCCACATCGTAGTCCTTAGTCAACAGCTGTGGTCCAATTCCACCTCTAATTTTGAGTTTACCATCTGTTTGTACACTTGGATTCAATAGATATATTGTACCTGATGCCGGTATTCTAGCATTTGAGAATATTGTTCTGTCAGGGGCGTTAGGTGTAACGTTCGAGTTTACCTGTTGTCCTGACGGTGTAGTTGTCGTTGGATTTGCTGTTGAGACATACGGTATTCCTGCGGTTGGGAATAACACACCGACTTTTTGTAAAGCTTCGGAAATTTTTGCTTTAACTTCTTTTCCTTGATTAGTTTCGAAATCCTTTTGTTGTTTCTCGTCTCTAATTCTCGGCCATACTCTTTTGTAATAGTTGTACATCGAATCTACCGTTGGTATAAATGAGTTTGCCGATACCGTTTCGAACTGATTATTTATACAAGACTGATCTAAACTATCACACATAAACTTTAAGAACTTATCAACACTTTCGAATCTGGCAAATGGTTTGGATTGGTCTCCTTTATCTGTACCTACTTTAACACAACAGAATTGTTTTTCAAAATAAACATCCGATTTTGCACCCCAATCCACTTGTAGGTTCACATTTGTATAGTTGTTACCAAATGATTTCATTTGTTCAGATGAAGAAGATGAAACATAACTGAAGACAAAAACCGCCATAGCCAATTGCGATCTCAACTTCTGGTCTGAAGAGGAACTTTGTAAGTTGGTTGCTAAAGATTTTACAAAAGATTCCAAAGTTATCGTGGTCTCATTTGCAGCAATAGCCGTATATCCTTTTTGATATCTAGTAATTCCTGAGGTGACAGAGTCTTGACAACTGTTTTGTGCATCGTTTGCTTTCTTACTTGTTTGATTAATATCACCTGTGCTTGGTTTAACCGTGGCAGTTTTAAGG